TAAAATTTCATATAATGCTTTTGGTGTAACATTTCGTCTTAATGAAGATATGACAGATTATCTTGAGATTCATAACTGGATGGAAAGCCTAGGATCTCCGGTTGATTTTACTGGTTACAAAGCTTTAGAAGATGCACAAGTTGGATCAACCGATATGTTAACATCCGATATTAATGTATCTATTATGAATTCGAGTATGAATCCAAATATTCGAATCGATTTTTTTGATGCATTTCCGATTGGAATTGGAGATGTTGAATTTAATACAGTAGATACTAGTGTCAATTATATTGAATGTAGTGTAGAATTTAGGTATCTCAGGTACGAGATAAATATCTTATAAGAGATTATTATGAAAATTGATGACATTTATAATGAATGGGAAAAAGATTCCCAGATCAACCGGACTGAACTTGGTGAAGAATCACTCAAGATCCCAAAACTCCATCACAAATATTTCAAGATTTTTACGCATGAACGCTTGATTCTACGTAAACAAGAAGCAGATCTAAAACTGCTGAAACTTGAAAAACAAGAGTTTTACACACTTGGTCCGACAGAAGAAACACACGAGCGTGGATGGCAATTGCCCCCTCGTGGTAAAGTATTAAAATCAGAAGTATCTCATTATATCGATGCAGATAAAGATATTATTAATTTATCTTTAAAGATAGGTATTCAGCAAGAAAAGATAGAATTGTTAGAATCTATTATTAAATCTTTGACAGGAAGAGGATTTAATATTAAAGCAGCGATAGAATGGGAGAAGTTTAAAGTAGGTATATAATTGAGTAAAATTCACCTTAAACATATTAATAATGTACATGTAAAAGTAGAATGTGAACCATCAACTCTTCAAGAGCTGTCGGATCAGTTTACATTTTTTGCAGAAAATTATAAGTTTCATCCCAAATACAGGGCTCGTATGTGGGATGGAAAGATCAGACTTGTAAATGGTCTTACCGCGTATGTTTATGCTGGCCTTGCAAAGCACATTAAAAAGTTTTGTGATAGTAGAGGATATCAATTTACTTTTGATGATGAACTTTATTATGAAAACGTTTCCGAACATGAACTTCGGGCATTTATTGAAACTTTAGGGATACCAAAAAAATATGATATTCGCGATTATCAATTTGATTCTGTTCTTAAGTGTATTCGCTCCGGTCGTAGGACTCTGGTTTCTCCTACGAGTTCTGGAAAATCGTTAATGATTTATGTACTGATGCGTTGGTATCAGGAACATAAAGGCCTTGTAATAGTTCCTTCTATAGGACTTGTCGGTCAGATGGAATCTGATTTTAGAGATTACGGATATACTGGAAATATACACCTATCAACACAAGGTTTATCAAAAGAAAATAATATTCCATGTGATCTTGTAATTACAACATGGCAATCATTAAATAATGGCAAAACAAAAATGCCAAAGAAGTGGTATGAACAATTCGGTGTAGTATTTGGAGATGAGGCACATCATGCAAAAGCAATGTCATTGGTACAAATTCTTAGTTCTATGGTTAATTGTAAATACCGGTTTGGTACTACAGGAACCCTTGATGGCACACCACTCAATGAACACACAATTGAGGGGTTGTTCGGTCCAAAGTACAGCGCAGTCACAACCAAAGATCTCATGGACAGTGGCTACGTCTCAAAGCTCAAAATTAAATGTATTGTGCTCAAATACCCAGAACAAACCTGCAAAGACGTTAAAGGAAAATCTTACAATGAAGAGATTGACTTCCTTGTTAATAATGCAACACGCAATAAATTCATCAGAAACCTCAGTCTCTCCTTAAAGGGAAACAAACTTGTATTTTTTAGGATAATTGATCATGGCAAACAACTCCGTGACTCCGTTCATGATTCTGGGGCTAGTAACGTATTTTACATCGATGGATCTGTGTCGGGCAGTGAAAGAGAAAATATTCGGAAAGCAATCGAAGAAGAAGAAAACGCAATCTTAATTGCTTCATTAGGAACTACATCAACTGGTGTAAGTATTAAAAAATTACATCATATGATTGCTGCTTCTCCTTCTAAGTCTAAAATTAAAGTATTACAGTCAATTGGACGTATGCTTCGTATGCATGAACAAAAAGAACAAGCAGTTTTATATGATATCGTAGATGATCTTTCTTATAAATCACATCAGAATTTTACTCTTAAACATTTCTTAGAAAGATCTAAAATTTATGATGCCGAGAAATTTGATTATGAGATCTACAATGTAAAGGTTTAAAAATGATTCAAATAGTCAAACTAATTAATGGCGATGAAATAATCGGAGAAGTTGAAGGTGACTTTTCCGAATTTTATAACATCTATGAACCATTTAATATGACACGTGTCGATGTTGAACAATACGGAATGGGCGTTAAACTTGATTATATTTTAGCGTATTCACAAAATAACTGTGTCACAATAAAGAATAATAGTGTAATATACAATTATAAGCCGTCAGAGAATCTAAAAAATTATTACGAGAAGCTCGTTGAATATAAGAATGAGCATGATCCTGATGCACTCATTAAAGAAACTATACAGAATATGGAAGAGATGGATAATCACTACCGAAAACTAATTAGTAAACGCCTTATAGGAGGAGAAGATGTCAACTAAGGGGAATGACAGTGCCTAAAAAGAAAACAAATCATTATATTGATAACAAGAAATTTTATGGTGAAATGATACGTTTCCATAATGCCTGTCAAAAAGCAAAAGAAGAAGGCGAAGAACGCCCACGTATACCAGAATATGTAGGCGAATGTATTATGCTTATTGCACAAAGACTTTCGACTCGACCTAACTTTATTGGATATTCATATCGAGAAGAAATGATTGGTGACGGTATTGAAAACTGTTTGGCGTATATTCACAATTTCAATCCTGATAAATCAAATAATCCTTTTGCGTATTTTACTCAAATCATTTATTATGCATTTTTGCGTAGAATACAAAAAGAAAAGAAACAAATGTATATTAAACACAAGAGTTTTGAAAATAGTATGATTATGAATACTCTTGTTGATATGGCACCAGAAGATAAAACCCAATTCAATGCCGCATACATTCATGTATCTGAAAAATTAGATGATCTTATAGAGAAATTTGAAGCGCCCAAACCTCAAAAGAAAGTAGAAAAAAAGGGCATTGAAAAATTTATAAAGGACGATCCAAATGAGAAATAATGTTCCTGCGCTTGTTCAGCAGATCCGAGAAAATATGATGGATAATTCCAATCCAGAAAATATTAGATATAATTATATGATCTCAATGGAAAATATTCGTGATTTTGCTGATCGGGCTCTTCATGATTATAATCGAGCTTCTAATAAAAAGGCCCGCCGGTGAAAGTAGCTATTCTTGGCGATACACATTTTGGTATACGCAATGATAATAAATCCTTTCATGATTACTATGAAAGGTTCTATGATGGTGTGTTTTTTCCATATCTTAAAGAGAATGGAATTAAGAGAATCATTCAATTAGGTGATCTTTTTGATCGCCGTAAGTATATTAATTTCTATACATTGAAAAGATCTAAAGAATATTTCTTTAATAAAATTATAGAAAATGATATTCGAATGGATGTTTTTGTAGGTAATCATGATACTTATTTTAAAAATACAAACGAAGTTAATTCTCCTGAACTTCTTTTAGAAGATTATAAGGATAATGTTTTTGTATATTCTGAACCACAAGATCTAGATCTAGATGGTACTAGTGTTACTCTTTTACCATGGATTTGTACCGGAAATTATCAACAGTGTATCGATCACATTAATAATACTAGTTCACAGATTTTGTTTGGACACCTAGAGCTTATTGGTTTCCAAATGTATCGTGGTGCAGTTAATGACCATGGTATGGATGCAAGGATTTTTGATAAGTTTGATGTGGTAATGTCCGGACACTTCCATCATAAGTCTTCCCGAGGTAATATTCATTATCTTGGTACACCATATGAAATGACCTGGTCTGATTATGATGATCCAAAAGGATTTCACATTTTTGATACTGAAACACGTGAACTTGAATTTATTCAGAATCCTCATACAATGTTTCAAAAATGGTTTTATGATGATACTGCCTGGGAGTCTTTTGAAAAGCTTGATGAATTTAATTATGATTCTGCCTCAAAAGCTTATGTTAAAGTTATAGTCAAGAATAAAGTAAATCCATTTTGGTTTGACACATATATTGATCGGCTTGAAAAAGCAGGTGCTCTTGATATTCAAGTTGTTGAAGACAATCTTAATTTGCAACTTGAAAATGACGAAGATATTGTAGACGAAGCAGAAGATACTCTTACAATTTTATCTAAGTTTATAGATCAATGGGATACATCTGTTGATAAAACTAAACTTAATACATTTCTAAGAGATTTACATCACGAAGCTCTATCGGTAGAATAATATATGATTTATTTTAAAAAACTTAGATGGCAAAACCTATTGTCAACTGGTAATGTAATGACTGAACTTGATTTAAATCGTAGTAAATCAACGTTGGTTATTGGTGAAAACGGAGCAGGCAAGTCAACAATGCTTGATGCTTTGTCTTTTGTATTATACGGAAAAGCTTTTCGTAACATTAATAAACCACAATTAATGAACTCTATGACAAATAAAGGATTATTGGTTGAATGTGAGTTCTCAATTGGAAAAAATGAATACCTAGTAAAAAGAGGAATGAAGCCTACACTGTTTGAAATTTACCAAAATGGTGAACTAATTAATCAAAATAGTACTACAAAAGATTATCAAGATTACTTTGAGAGAAACATTTTGAAATTAAGTTTCAAATCTTTCGGTCAAATCGTTGTTCTAGGCTCTGCTAATTATCTTCCTTTTATGCAACTTCCTGCACATTCTCGCCGAGAAGTGATTGAAGATCTATTGGATATTCAGATTTTTAGCACCATGAATACTCTCTTAAAAGAAAAGATATCAAAAAACAAAAGTGACATTCTGGATGTTGACTATCGCATTGACTTGATTAATAATAAAATTGAATTAGCTGAAAAACATTTGATAACTCTTCGTACAAATAATGACGAATTGATTAAAGCTAAAATGGATATGATTGATGAGTTAAATGATAGAATTCACGAGCAGACTCTGATTATTGATACAACTACAACACAGCTTACAGATCTTCAAACCAGTATTGTAGATTCTGAAAAAGTTTCATCTCGTAAAAATAAACTTGTTAATATGGAAGGTGAACTAGAGAAAAAGGTTGCAAAGTTCAAGAAAGAAATTAAATTCTTCCACGATCATGATAACTGTCCTACGTGTAAGCAGGGTATTGATCACAATTTTAAAGATGAGTGGATTGATAAAAGAACCAAAAAGTCTAATGAGATCTCAGATGCAATGTCAAAAATTGAACATCAAATTGAAATTGTTGAAACACGCTTAAACGAAATTACTGCGATTAATAGTCAGATTACAGAACTTAATTCGCAGATTACAAATATAAATGCTGATATCAGATCTTGGCAAAATTCTATTAAAACATTAAATGAAGAGATTAAATCGATTCAAAACAATACGGTAGCCATTGATAACAGCAACGAAGATATTGATGAGTATAAGAAAAATCTAAAAATAACGAAAACACAAAAAGAAGATCTCATTTATCACAAAAATATTCTTGAAGTTTCAAGTGTTCTGCTTAAAGACACAGGAATTAAAACTAAAATTATTAAACAATATATTCCCATAATGAACAAGCTTATTAATAAATATCTTGCAGCTATGGATTTCTTTGTGCAGTTTGAATTAGATGAGAGCTTCAATGAAACTATTAAATCACGTCACAGAGATGATTTCTCGTATGCCTCTTTCTCCGAGGGAGAAAAAATGCGCATTGATCTCAGCCTTATGTTTACCTGGAGGGCTATTGCTAAGCTCCGTAATAGTGCTTCGACCAATTTGCTTATCATGGATGAAGTCTTTGACTCATCACTTGATGCAGGTGGTACAGAAGAATTCATTAAAATTTTGGAATCGCTCACACAAGATACAAACACCTTTGTTATTAGTCACAAAGGAGATCAACTCTTCGACAAATTCCATTCAGTAATTAAATTTGAAAAACATAGCAATTTTTCAAGAATTGCTGCCTAAAAGCTATGTACAAATATATGACAGTGTGGTACTGTAATATCATGATTGATTATGAAAGGTTTTTTAATGACTAAATATATTTGGATTGAAGATACATTTGGTGCTGAACACTATGTTAATTTAGATCATATTATAAAAGTAACTATAGATGATAAATTAAATCAATATACAGTGTGCTTAACAAATTCAACTCATATTAAACTTGCTACAGATAGTGGAAGTTCCCATGAGCTAGTGGTACACAAAATTAATGAGGCACTATACTCAAGATGATAAGACAGGTAGTAGATTATAAAAATCCTATTCTTAAAGAAGAGATGCCGGCATTCGATTTTTTAAATCCGATTATGGATCCTATCGAGCTGTATACAGATCTTGCAGAAACAATGCGTGATCAAGATGGCATTGGTCTTTCTGCCAATCAGATTGGTATTCGAACTCGTGCATTTGTAATGAGAGCTGAAGAAATTATTGGCGTCTTTAATCCAAGAATCGTTGACACATCAGATGAAACTATCTACCTTGAAGAAGGTTGTCTTAGTTACAGAAATCTATTTGTAAAAATCAAAAGACCTAAATCAATTCGTGTAAGATTTACACATCCAGACGGTAAAACAGAAACGCGTGAATTTGATGGAATGACTGCACGCTGTTTTCAACACGAGTTAGATCATCTCAATGGAATTATCTTTACTCGTCGTGCACATCCAATGCATTTGAATCAGGCAAGAAAGATTGCCAAAAAAATGAATAGAAAATATGGTTTATTAAAACCAAAAGGTGAATTGTCGCAAGAAGCAAAGGACATGATGGAATGGCTGAAAGTATGATTACAAATTGGGTATGCGATATTGCTGACATGCATAAAAAGTATGGTACGAATGAAGCCGTACGTAAGCTAGATTCTGAGAAGCTTCGTAAATTTCTTGAATTTCGTGTTGCTTTTCTTGAAGAAGAGTTAACCGAGCTCAAAGACAATATGGATAATCCAGAAGAAATTGTTGATGCACTTATTGATTTGTGTGTTGTTGCAATTGGCACGCTCGATGCCTTTGAAATTGATTCCTATAAAGCTTGGAATGAAGTTCATGAAGCTAATATGAATAAAGAAGTTGGTGTGAAAGAATCACGACCGAATCCTCTTGGTCTGCCTGACCTGATCAAGCCCGAAGGTTGGACCGCACCAAGCCATGCCGGCAATCATGGTCTTCTCACAAAAATATAATTTTTTAAAAAAAAGTATGTACAATTAATCCATTCTGTGTTATAGTAAAACTATAATGAAGAAAGGTTACTTGCTATGAAAATTTGGGCTGAAGATTTCGAACCTAAGGCTGTTGCTCAGTATTCGGTGCCTTTTGCATCGTACAGCCGCCGCATCTGTGAGCAATGGGTTGCTCGTCAGGACAATCCTGACTTGTATTCTATTTGGGGTCATAATGGCGCCTACGATGTTCGTAGGTATGCTACCGACCTCGAGATCGAGGCAGACCATCGTGATTGGGAGCTTGATGCTGCCCGCTACGAATTTGAACATTATATGGAATATTGAGTGATTGATGGATACTCTATTACAAACCATGCAAAATATCTTTAACAACCTCGGTAAAGTAACTATCACCGATGACTTTATTGCATTACGCGAAGATATGAAAACTCGCCTTAATCAAGGCGGAAGAAATGACTATAAGTTCACTAAAGACGTAGATTGTCTGATGCTTGAAGAATGGCTTATTAAAAACAAAGTTGTTCTTGCTCCATTGGACGAACACCTTACCAAAGGTGGTGCATGTGTATATGATGCCCGTGTAATTCTACCAAACAATATGGCATTTATAGATGTTTGTCCGTCAATTCAAATGGCATATGTTGATTTCAAATGTATTGATCGGAATCAATATTATAATGTTTCTGAACACAAAATGAAAACTCATCCATGGGTTCAAAAAGGTATTGATAACGGTCTTCTGACTCACTATTGTTTTTATCAAATGCATCGTCCTGAAGACCGACCTCTTCGAGAAAATGATGTTGTAAAATTTGAACTTATTAATGTACTTAATGCACAAAATGTGTTAAATTCATTACAACCTTCACAATATGAAGGCACATATTATAAGGTACCTAATTATGTCTAATGAACGTGAATCAGTAAAAGTTCTGCAAGAGTGTATTAATCTGCAGATCCGTAAGTCTCAAGATTATCAGAATCCTAACTCGAATGTAAAGCAGGCGATGCATTATCGTCGTGGTGTAGACTCGATCCATGATACAATGCATGGCAAGATGCTTCGTGCTCAGAGTCTTCTTGAGTCTGGCGAGACTGCCAACTTCGAGTCACTTGAAGACACTTACAAAGATCTGATCAACTACGCAAGCTTTGCTGTCTCGTACATTCGTGGCAAGATGGAAGGTCAGAATCCGAATCTAGATTTTCTTAATCGTCCAAAGAAAGCAAAGTAATGTTGAAGGTATCTGATATTCGCCAGCACTTTATCAATGAACTGGCAGCCGGTAACTTCGTCACTGATAAGACCGGCGTCAAGACCATCGAGATGATTGGTGCAACCTTTGAAGCTGATGAACCGACTATTTTTGGTAAAGTCAACCAAGATTATGTTGAGCGCGAGCTCAAGTGGTATAAGTCAAAGTCTCTGTATGTCTATGACATTCCTGCTCCAGTTCCTGAAATCTGGAAGCAAGTAGCTGATGAATATGGCTATATTAATTCCAACTATGGTTGGTGTATTTGGTCTGAAGATAATTATGAACAGTATTGGAAGGTTCTAAACGAACTACGCGAGAATCCAAACAGCCGTCGTGCTGTTATGATTTATACTCGCCCTAATATGTGGTATGATTATAACTTCCTTGGCAAGTCAGACTTCATGTGTACTAATGCTGTACAATATATGATTCGTGATGATGAACTTGTTGCTGTAGTTCAGATGCGTTCGAATGATGTAGTCTTTGGTTATCGTAATGACTTTGCATGGCAAGATCATGTTGTAAAGCTTCTTGCAGCTGCTCTTAATATTCCTCAGACTAAAGTTATTTGGCATGTCGGTAATCTTCATGTTTACGAACGACACTTTAATATGGTAAAATAATGGAAACAACTCAATATTATGATGAGTATCTTCGATACTTTGATTTGGCTCTCAGTCAACAAAAAAAATGTAATGTTTCAGAAGGCGCGCCTTATGGTATGATCTCTCATATTGAATCTAATATGGGAGATGACTTACTTGAAAATGTTGAGTTATATGATGTTGTGGAACGTAAGTTTGCAGGGTTTTCTCAAATTATAAATGATATCTTTTATGGATGGACGGATAAGCATCCGTACTGGAAAAAGATGGAAGCCGGTAAAGTTACTCGTCAACGTGAACAAGTTGCTAAAGACTGGACAGGCAAGCATTCTGACTTTAGTCTTCCAGAATGGTTATATATATTCATACTACATCGTGTAACTGGTTCTGCTATTAATTACGCACAAAAACCGTCTGGATATTATAATACTATTTTATTTCATTTGCATCAGTGTAAAAATATTGAAGAGATGGTCGGTCTACTCAATAACTATCCATATTCATTTTATACGTCAGTCGGTTATCAATTCCCTGCATTTCCAAAAGTTCCTGCCGATAAACCTTATAAAAAAGGTGGAGACTATTATCTTTCAGAATATGCGCCGCGCCTTGCAAGAGATTTAGCTGAGTGGCTTGAAAGCAGTAATGCTAAAAGAGATCTTCGTGAAATCGGCGATTGGATGTTAGCATGGAATGTTAAAAATGGGCTTCGTCAATATAAGTTTCAGTATGCTGCAGTTGTAGCAGATATTGCAGATTGGTATCCACAATATGTAAATCTACAAAGTCCATTTTATTATGGAACAAATGCTGTCGAATGTATTTCTTATCTTGGTATTAATACACAAAGATTAAAAAAAGAAAAGTTTCTTGATACAGTAATGGAACGGATTTATGCCGATACTGGATCTTATCCTTATAATGCAGAAGATGTGTGTTGTGATTTTATTCGTTGGGTTGAAAACTATGTAAAGCCAGGACCCGATTACAACCACTTAGATTTTGATAATGTCTGGTCATCTTGTAAAATCAAGGACCATCCTTATGGCAGACAAAAAGCCATGTTAGATCTTGGTCTTGTAGAGACATTTAATGGAATGACAAATCATCCATCCGATGATACAATTTTGAAAAAAGCAGGAATGTCTGTTGCAGAATACAAGGCAAAAGTAAATGGCACACAACAAGCATATCATTGATGGTATTAATAAGGATGTAGGCATTTATGGGTGGGAAGGCGCCAAGGACTACTATCTTAAACTTGCAGAAACATGGATCGATCCTTATCCAGATCCCGTAGTTACAGTTCATGATGGTGTTCGTTGCGTTCGAGATGACTTGATTACTGGAACTAAGGTTCGTGGTGGTGATTGTCTTCTATCAAGAATTAATCAATCAACCATCGTATATGTTCAGCCTCGTACTGGTTTAGCTGGTGTCTCTATTCTTGATGTTGCTAAACGTTATAACAAGAAGGTAAAGCTGTTTATGCCTTCTTCTCAACGTATTTCACACCATCAGGCATGTTGTATCGAACGTGGTGCCGAGGCATCTTTTCACCGTATTGCCGCTATGCCAAATCTAAATAAAATTGCCAAGGATTGGGCAGATTCACAGGATGATGCATTCTTTGTTCCATTAGGATTAAAACACGAACTCGTTACGGCTGGTATTGTTAAAGCTGCATCAAAGATTGAAGAACCAGATGAAGTTTACGTTGCTATCTCAACTGGTGTTCTTTCAAGAGCAATGCAAATTGCATGGCCGAATGCTAAGTTTCATTCAGTTGCAGTTTCTCGTAATCTAAAAGCAGGTGAACTTGGCCGTGCTGAAGTTATCTCCGAACCACTAGCTTTTACTCAAAGCGAGAAGTCTGAAAATCTTCCACCATTCCCGTGCATTGATACGTATGATGGTAAAGTGTGGAAATATATTCCAAAGAATACCGGCAAAAACATTTTATTTTGGAATGTTGGAAAAGAACCTGTGCTTAACGATCCTACGATCTATGATCGCGTAGATAGTTACCGCGATTGGCCAAAAAATGATGTACAATATAATGTACTTGATGTATAAAGGAATATTATGAGTATTTTAATCACATCGCCTTTTACCCACATATCACCTAATATTCATTCTCACCGAGCAGCACAAGCTGCAATTTATGCAGAACAGATTAGTGTTGAATATGGTGGAGAAGTCCATCTAGATAAAACTGGTGATATTCACGATAATATCAATGACTTTGATGAGGTTTATGTTTATCATGGGAACGATTGGGGTGGATCTCTTAACTTATTTGGCGGAATGAAGAACTATGGTGGCATTGATAATCTCATTCGCTATTCACAGTTTAAAGGAAAAGTAAATTCTCTTTGGATCGACCATCCTAAATATTCTGAAATGCTTGAAAAAAGAATGAATGATGATGTACATCCTGATTGGCATAAAGTTGATTGGGAAAATCTAAAGCACATTGAAAACACTGCTAAAACTGTTCGTGAAATCGAATGCGTGAATAAGGCAGTTGCTGGCGATAGTCATGCTATCTGCATGTACCGTCCTGGTTGGTTCGTCAACTCTGTCCCATTCAAGACTCTTCATGGGGCATTGAAAGAAGGACTGAATACCTTTATCCAGCCATATCATAAGATCGTAGAATTCTACTTTGGCAATATTGATGTTCGTCATCACTTGATGCGTCAACCGAATCCTGAAGAAGCAACACGGGATTTAGCAAATAGATATCATACGCAATTAAATGCACTCGATGTGGAATCAGTATCTGCTTATGAGTTACTTCCCATTGAAAACGAATCTCGTGCTCTCCCAAAAACAGGTTATTATAAAGGTACACCGTTTTATGGATCTTGGCAAGAACGCGAAAATACACGTCTTATATTCAAAGATGAAATGTTAAAGCTTTGCTCAACAAGTAAAGTCAACTTTATTGAATGGGTTGACTATATGATAAACGCCCGCGGTGAATTAGATTTTGAATTTATGGAAAAACCTAAGTCTGTCCACTTATCTCGTGCGGCTTATCCACATTGGCAAGGACAGAAATGGAGCGAAAAGAAATTTACTGGAAATACACTAGAGGATTTTTTTACACATGATTGATGATGATTTTTACCAATTGAAACCGGATATCTCGTATAAATATAATGAAGGCAATCTCATGAAAGAGATTCAAGCCTACGTAAATGCTACATACGATCAGCATTATTCTCAAAACAAATATCAGGCAACCGAGTTTATCATCGATGGTGGACACGGTGAGGGTTTCTGTATTGGTAATATTCTTAAATATGCCCAAAGATACCGAAATAAAGGCTCGCCAGAAGATTGGCGAAAAGATCTGATGAAAGTTATTCACTACGCAATTATAGCACTACACGTGCACGATCTAGAAAACAAGGACTAGTTATGGCTATTAATATTGAAGTACCAATTGAAGAACTAAAAAAGCGTAAGCTGTTTGTTGCTGTACCAATGTATGGTGGTCAGTGTGCTGGTATGTTTACACGATCTGTTGCAGATTTATCTGCGCTATGTACACATTACGGAGTACAAGTACGGTTTTACTTCTTGTTTAACGAATCACTTGTAACACGTGCTCGTAACTATTGTGCAGATGAGTTTATGCGCTCTGGTGATACTCATCTTATGTTTATTGACTCGGACATCGGATTTAATCCAAATGATGTGATTGCACTGCTTGCGCTTCAAAATCCAGATCATACACAAGATAATTATGATATTATTGCTGGGCCTTATCCAAAGAAGTGTATTGCTTGGGAAAAGATCAAACTTGCAGTTGATCGTGGATTTGCTGACGAACAACCCAGTGAACTTGAAAAATATGTTGGTGATTATGTTTTTAATCCAACTGGAGAAACAAAAGAAATTCGTCTAGATGAGCCTGTAGAAGTTCTTGAAGCTGGAACTGGATTTATGATGATTCGTCGTAATACGTTCGAGCGATTTATGGAAGAATATCCTCAACAATCTTATAAGCCTGATCATGTACGCACTGAAGCTTTTGACGGCTCACGTGAGATTTTTGCTTTCTTTGATACTCCTATTGATCACAAACGCACGAATATGAATGCAGAATTAAAGAAGTATCTTGAGGATAATCCAGATGCTTCACATGATGAAATCCTGCAGTTTGTAACCGATCCTAACAATGGTGTCGTAAAAGACTATTCAAAAAGATATCTTTCTGAAGATTATATGTTCTGCCAGTGGATTCGCCATATTGGACTCAAAGTTTGGTTGTGCCCATGGATGGAACTAAAGCATGTTGGATCGTATATTTTTGGTGGTACGCTCAACGATCTTGCAAAGGTTGGAGCTGCAGCTACGGCAGATCCTTCGGCACTTAAAAAGCCTAAAAAATAGGTTTACAATAATTGATTTATTATGTAATATGAATATACAGTTTTTATGTGGAGAACTATATTATGAAGCTTGATAATGTTACGATGAATATTCTGAAGAATTTTTCATCTATTAATAAGAATATTCTATTTAAGCCAGGAAATGTCATTCGGACCGTGTCTGGTACAAAATCGGTTTTAGCAAAGGCGGTAGTCGGGCAGGATTTTGAAAAGTCATTTGCTATTTACGATCTGTCGCGTTTTATCGGAACACTTTCATTATTTAATGATCCAGATCTCAATGTGCGTGATACTCATATTGAGATCAATGAAGGCAGTAATAAGTTCAATTATGCTGTTACTGATCCATCACTTATTATTGTTGCTCCTGATAAAGACATTGAACTACCAAATCCTGAAGTAAAATGTATCGTGAGTGAAGAAGCACTTGCTCGTGTAATGAAAGCACTAGCAGTATCTCAACTTCCTGAGATTGCCATTGTAGGTAAAAACGGTGAAATTCTATTGCAAGCCGTTGATACGAAGGGCACGACTAATGATTCATTTAGTGTTGTTGTTGGTGAAACTAATGCCCGTTTCCGTATGGTATTTAGATCTGATAATATCAAGTTGATTCCTGGATCATATGAAGTCTCTATTTCATCTCGTGGCCTAAGTCACTGGAAGGGTGAAGCTGTTGAATATTGGATTGCCGTCGAATCCAATTCAGCATTTGAGGAGTAAATTGTTTTTGACGGAGTTATATTATGCTTGAAGAATTTCTATGGGTAGAACGCTATCGTCCAAAAACTGTAGCTGATACCATTCTTACTGACGATTTGAAAAAGACTTTTCAACGATTTGTTGATCAGAATAATATCCCAAATCTTATCTTGTCCGGATCCGCAGGCGTTGGTAAAACGACTGTGGCAAAGGCTATGTGTGAACAATTAGACTGTGATTACATTGTAATTAACGGTTCTATGAACGGAAATATCGATACACTCCGTAATGATATTTCACAATTTGCTAGTTCGGTATCGTTGTCTGGTGGCCGTAAAATGGTTATCCTAGACGAAGCCGACTATCTTAATCCGCAATCAACTCAACCTGCTTTACGCAACTTCATGGAGGAATTCAGTGCTAACTGTGGTTTCATTCTTACTTGTAATTTTGTCGATCGTATTATTGAACCTCTTCATAGTCGATGCTCGGTTATCAATTTTGGAATTAAAAAGTCGGAACTCCCGATTCTTGCGAAACAATTCATGCAAAGAGTCTGTGGGATCCTCGAAACTGAGTCTGTCCCGTTTGAAAAACCTGTCGTCGCCGAAGTCATTAAAAAACATTTCCCAGATTGGCGACGCGTTATCAACGAGCTCCAACGTTATTCTGCTACTGGCAGCATTGACACTGGCATTCTCAGGAATTTTTCTGATGATTCTTTAACTTCTTTGATGAAGTATATGAAAGATAAAAACTTCACTGCGGTTCGTAAATGGATCGGCGAGTCTGATCTTGAACCCAGTGAATTTTTCAGAGCTTTCTTTGATAAAGCAGAAAATCATATTGCAAAAGGTTCTATTCCACAACTTGTATTGCACCTCGCGCGATATCAATATCAAAACTCTTTTGCTGCAGATCCAGAGATTAATCTAGTTGCGTGTGCGACAGAGATCATGGCTGACTGTGAGTTTACATAATGCCTTGGTCATTTGGTCTTAAGAAAAAATGTCCGGTATGCAATTCTAAGTTTTCTTCTTCAGAACCCTTTCATGAAATGAGATTGAATACATCTGATGGATTACATACACTAGATATTTGTGAATCGTGCGCTGATTTTTTTGATAAGTCAGCAGAAGTTATAGCAAAGGGCCGAACTGATGAAGCCATTTGATTTTGTAACTTCGATCAATACGTCGAAGAAGAACTTAATGAAAGGAACGGCTAACGACAAATTAGCAGAAAAAACATATAGTCCATGGCTAACTAACAAATCTTTGTCATATTTTCCTGATACTATTCAGGTTGCAAATATGATGAATTGCCGACACTATCTAGATCATAAACTCCAATACTATTTCCTTATAAATATTGTAAGACCATCCAAACGGTTTTCGAAATGGGTGAAAAAACAGAAGGATGAAGATCTTGAAGCTGTTGCCGAATATTATGGTTATAGTATGCAAAAAGCCAAATCTGCTTTACAGATCCTCTCTCCCGAAGAATTAAAAAAGATAAAAAACAAAATTCATAAGGGTTAAGGGTAAATCATGAGCATTGTAGATAGTTTAGTAGAAGTTAGGTTGGGTGAAGAGGATGATTTCTTAAAAGTAAGGGAAACATTAACTCGCATAGGAGTTGCATCTCGTAAAGATAACACTCTTTATCAATCATGTCATATCTTGCATAAGCAAGGAAAATATTATATTGTACACTTTAAAGAGCTTTTTCTGTTAGATGGAAAACCATCAGACTTTGCAGAGAGCGATAGAGCCAGAAGAAATACAATCACAAAGTTGTTATCTGATTGGGGTCTTATTGCAGTGGTAGATCCTGCTATGGTTGAAGATCCTATTGCACCTATTAACCAAGTTAAAATTCTTCCTTTTTCTGAAAAGAAAGACTGGAATCTTGTAACAAAGTATAATATCGGACGTAAAAAATGATACCGTTTAGCGCTTTTAAATCATCTCTTGATCGTGATGAGAAGTTCAAAAAAGCACAAAAGAATAAACCCTACAATCACGTAGAGGCACATCAAGCGGTTCAGTTTCTTGCTAGTAAACATCGTTCATATTCAATGGGTGCTGCTAACTATCGTTATCTAACAGGACATAGTGATAGAAGTCGTATTGAGAAGCATTATAATAAGACTGTTGCCCCTCTTATCAAAAAACATGGCATGCCAAGGCCTAGTGATAAGAATTGGCATAAGGTTGAGAAAGATTTAGTCAACAATTGGAAAAAAGAGAAGCGAATCGACTAAACGCGCACGTAAAAAGTAATATAAACTTTCTTGTTAAAAAATTATGCGTTCGGGTTTCCGGGCGCATTTTTTTATGTACAAAATATAAAAAACATGTTAGAGTGGTAACATAATGGAGAAAAATATATGATGCATCCAATTGAAATGTTCAATCTAACGTTTGAAACTGCCGAAAATATTCTAGATGATGCAGTGGTTTGGAATTACTGCTACGAATACTATCTTCCAGAAATGCCTTATGGCACAGCTAAAGCCCGTGACGGTGATCCAGACGAATGGATTTGTCAAAAACTTGATGAAGATTTGATATTTTTTACGAATGAAGCAAAAAAAGATATGTACATTAATTAAAAATCGTATATAATGGTATATACCAGTTATGAAGAAAGGTTTTAATTATGGAAAATATTACTAAGTTCGAATCTGCATATCCACCTAAGTCTTTTCGTACCAATAAAGTACTAGCTTATTGGATTCCAATCGAACTTCGTGATGATGTTCTTCGCGAGTATCGTATCCTTGGTAAAAAAATTCGTCTCCGTTATCGTGGACCGCGCGCGGTTTCTATTGGTCGCGAGATGAATATTAACGGGCATCGCTACACGCGTACGGCTGCTCGGGCATATCAAGATTGTTTGCTTGAAGATGCCACACATTTTACTGTGTATTCGCGCTAAGTTGTATATATAAAATATAAGGTTTTTTTATGAACATACAAATGTTTACTCTTCCTACATTTCAAAATACAACTGAAGTTGAAAAAACATATTGCGAACTTCTTTCGGCAAAGCGATCCGGAGAAGTTCTTCCAGAAGAAATCCTCGATTGGATGGATACTGCAAACACATGGCTTACTGAGGTCTCTTTATGATGAAAACTAATAAAGGTGGGGTATTTGCCCCTGCAGATACTAAACTAATTTTGCGCGCATTAGAGCATTATAAACGGCATTTGGTTTCGTTAGAAGAATCAGAGCGCGCTCCATCTGCAGAGCTGAATCAGCTTGCAAATCTTCTTCATCGTATTTCAAATAGAACATAAAAGAAGGTCCCGTAGCTCAGCTGGATAGAGCACGTGCCTTCTAAGCATGGGGTCAGAGGTTCGAGTCCTCTCGGGATCGCCATTACGGTGTTGCTACCTAATAAGCACGCGAGAGGCCATGGTTAGTCTCTTATTCACCCTCATCTAAGGATATAGATTATGACACTTTTTCTTTTCGGACTAGCTATTTTTCTTTTACTTGTTTATCTTTGCATTAGAGATATGGACCGTGAAATAACGTCGCTCAGATCGGGTACCTTGTGGGCTCTTACCGGTTTTTGGGCATATGCATTGCTAGACACACTTGCTCGAGCAATATGACGCCGCAAGAAATATCTGATCATAAAATGAGATGGATGCCCGGTCACGAAGTGATCGTGCATTCAGATTTACGTGATCACGCCAAAGATTGGTGTAAAACTAAACTTAAAATGTGGGAATATAAAATTGTACAATGGACTCATCCGTATGCTTTTACGTATCGATTCGAACATGAGCATGATGCAAAAGAATTTGCGCAAGAATTCAAAAGCTGGGTTAATGTAGGAATCGATTAAGAGTACCGCTTTGTGGCCGCGTGGCGAAATCCGTAAACGCATCAGACTTAAAATTTGACGGGAAACCTTGCGGGTTCGAGTCCCGCCGTGCCTACCATTTCGTATATATATAAAGTAAGCAGGTATAGACATGTAAAAGAGAGCAGAGATGTTAAAATTTAGAGGGTTTATTACTGAAACTAATGCCAAGGGTGGTTATGAGTACGAGAACAAGGTAAACGATAACCTCAAGAAACATGGGCTTCAGAAAAAAGATCAAAAGAGTGCTGGTGCTTCAAAAGATGCACCTGATGGCACAATCCGATCCAAGGATGGCAAACATCATAATTTAGAAATTAAACAGAATAAAAGTGCTATGATGGGTCAGATTGGTATGCACCACGACGGCAAATCATGGAAGGTAAAACCTGATTCTAAAAAGAAATACCCAGAAACAGCCAAGCACATTGAAAAGCATGTCATTCCTCATATGAATAAGCATATGGGTCCTCCTTCTGGCGACTACCATAAAGATAGAAAAGAACACGGTAATCATTATATTAATCACAAAGGCACTGGTCCTATTAGGGATCATTATGCCAAGGATAGAAACACTCACTATATTCAGATAGGCAAATCAGGGCTGCATCACACTTCGAGTGACCACGGTAAGTTTGGTACCCATGAACTTAATGGTAATACTCGTTTCCGTGTCCGTGTTAAGAGCCATGGTCGTAAAAAAGTTAACGGTGTTAAAACTAACCAGCACAATTACAGCCATACTGTTACGATGGAACTTAAGGATCACAAACCTTCCCATATTGATTTAGACCACCATAGTGAAAAACTTGGTAAGGAACACGGTAAGCATTAAGTTATGCCGGTATAGCTCAGTTGGTAGAGCAGTTGATTTTTAATCATCAGGCCCCGAGTTCGAATCTTGGTGCCGGCACC